AGAGCGGGTTACAGCAAGCGTGGCGCAGGGCAGCAAGCGCACGAGCTATTGAAGAACCCGAGGTTGCGCGAGCTTTTGTCCAGGCGGGTGACCCGGGCGCTGGTCGCCGCGGACATCAAAGCCTCTGACGTGCTGGCTCGAGCGCAGAACATCGCCTTCGGAGATGTGCGCGGATTCGTGGACGACAAGGGGCGCCTGCTCAAGCTCAACAACATCCCTGACGACATCGAGCCACTCATCCGGGGGTTCAAGGCGGACAAGGACACCGGCGTGGTCACCGAGATACTGGTGGAGAACAGGCTGGCGGCTATCAAGCTCCTGATGCAAAACTTCGGGCTCTTGAAGGAGCAGCTGCGGCTGGAGATCTCGAGCGAGCTCACCCTCGAGGAGACGGAGATTATCGACAGGTTTAGCGACGAGGAGCTCATCGAATGGAACCAAGCCAACGCCACGGTCCAACGCCTGCTGACGCCGACGACGATAGACGTGGTCGGCTTGCTACCCGCTTCGACGCTATGAGCGACATCGACTTGGTCGTCATGCGAGCTTGCGTGAAGAAGGGGATCGAGGTTGGCATCGCGGACACCAAGTTCCTCGCCGAGCTCGATGCCGAGCTCAAGGCGAGGTGTGTGAAGGGCGCATGAGCCACACGGTCAGCAAGAAGACGGTGAGCGGTCGCTGCATGGTGGCCGTCAAGATCGACTTCGTTGGTCTCGAGGATGCTGAGATACGCCGCGAGCTCGCCGAGGTGACACAGCTGCTGCGTGACGCCATCGCCAACAACGCGCTCGTGTTGGAGATGGGCACGGAGCTCGGAGCAATGAAGGCACGGGGGTTTGAATCATGATGAGAGTCTGGCTCGTTATCATCGAAGACCCGCACCTCGATGTGCACGTTCGGGTGTGGATGGACCGGGAGGCCGCTCTCGAGCAGGCCAAGATGCGAGCTCGAGAGCTCGACCGCTCCGATCAGCTCGAGGAGAAACAGGGGAGCGAGGAGCTCACCCGGGGGATGCTCGAGGCCGGGTGGGTCTACTTCGCCACTACTGGGCCTGACGGGGCCACGATCAAGGTCACGGAGACCACCACCTGTGGGCCCTGGCCGCAGGGGAGCATCGGTGGCTAAGCTCACGCTCGTCCCCAAGGCCTCACCCACGCCGAGCAAGATGCACGAGCCGGCGTTGAACACGCCCTGCTTCTGCGGGACGCTCGAGGCCTTCCTCGAGGACCCTGCGCGTGGAGAGATCTTCTGCCGAGGGTGCGGGTTCAGGTTGGACCGAGCGACCGTCCTCCTTGGGGCGAAGGCGATGCACGCCTCGTTCGTGCAGTTCAGAGCTCAGGTGCTCGAGGCTGGGCGCCAGAAGGCTGACCCGATGGGCCTGCTGCCCTCGCACTACAAGGAGGACTGATGCCAGAGGACCACCACTATCACTCACGCAGCACGGCCGAGAAGGTGCTGCGCTCAGCCATGATCGCCGCGAGTGGTGGAGAGCCGATAGTCGTCGGCGACTTCAAGGCCAAGCTCGTGGGATGTGCCCTCGTCTGTCGGACGACCGAAGAGGCCGAGGCGCTCCATGCCCAGCTCGTGACGTATCTCAAGCGCACCCCGCTCTGTGGGTCATGCGGTCAGGTGCTGCCTGACGACTCGCCGGTCGGGCCGCAGATGTGAAGCGTAGGTGCTCGGACTGTGGACATCGGATCATCGGCAAGAGTCGGCTGGTCTATGAGGGGTGGGGGGTTAGTCAAACTCGAGATGGACTCGTCTGCTGGCCCTGCTGGGTCAGGTTTCGATACGCGGACTACCTGCCCGAAGTGTAAGGGTCGAGGCTGGCTCATCTATTCCGGCCCCCCGACCGTTGACTGCCCCATCTGTCATGGGAGCGGGATGGTGACACGGCTCCACGTCCCACTGCCGCCGTCGTTTGAAAGGAAGAAGACCGTGCGACCCAACTGGCCCTACTTCATCTTCTGGGCGTCGGCGATCACCGGCGTGATGCTGTTGCTGTTCGCGATCATCCTCGAGCTCCGCAGCCTGCACCACATGATGCTGGAGCGACTGTGACCTGGAAACACAAGCTCACTAACTCGATCTGCGTCGTGCTCGCCGTTGGCTGCTTGGTCGTGGCCCTCTGCTTCTTCGTCACTCTCGCCTGGGGGCTACGCTGATGCCTGCTTGGGGCTACTTCGTTGTCGGGTGGGCGCTGCTCTGTGGGGCGGTGCTCCTCTTCATGTCGAACGCTCGCCGGCTGAGGAAGAAGGCGCGACCCCCGAGCCACAGAGAGGGTGGATGGTAAAGCTCAACACCCCGACGGCGCAGCGCTCGGTGTTGCGGATGCTGCTGTCTGAGCTCAAGGACAAGCCCGAGCTCATCCCTCGCTTGACGTTCCTGTTCACGCTTTCAGGGTTCGACCTCACCTTGACTGGAGCCTGTGATGGCCCATCGGGTGATCACCCTGGTCTCGAGGAGCAGAAGGTTCTGGACTGGCTCGAGGAGGTGGTGAAGTGACCGACTGGCTGCTGCTGTTCATGTTTCACTACCTGGGCGACTTCGTCTTCCAGTCGGACTGGATGGCCAGCAACAAGGCTCGCAACCCGCTGGCGCTCGGGCTCCATACCGCCGTCTACACGGTAGTGCTGGGGGTGTGGGCGTATGGCGCGGATCCGACCGGGATGGAGCACCCGTTCTACTGGGTGGTGATGAACGGAGGGCTCCATGGGTTGACCGACGCCGTGACCTCGCAGGGCACGCGCTACTTCGCCCAAGACGAATCACCGGACTGGCACAACTTCTTCGTGGTGGTCGGGGGCGACCAGTGCATCCACTATTGCACGATGGTCGGGACCTGGTTCTGGTTAGCCAATGCCGCTTAGACATCAACCCACCTGTCCGAAGTTCCGACCTGGGAGCGATGAGCAGTGCAACTGCCACAGGAGCTCGCCGTGGGTGGACAACCCGCTCCAGGTCATCGAAGAGCGCTCCCCTGGTGAGCTCTACCAGGAGCAGCTGCAGCAGATCAGGGACGGACGTCGGCGGACGGACACCCGGCGCTTGGAGCTCGCGCTCGAGGCGCTCAAGCAGCTGGCGGAGATGTGCCGCCGCCACGAGAGCGACTACTCGCAGCTCAGCGGGATGTCTCGACTTGCTGACCGACAGGCGCGTGAGTGGGAGGGGCTCTACGATAAGCAGCTTCGGGCGAATAGCGCGATGTCGGACGAGCTTGGGCCGAAAGCCACCGAGGTCGGTCAGCTGCACATCGAGGTGGGTGAGCTCAAGGAGCAACTGGGCCGGGTCGGTCGCCAATACGGCGGGATGATGCAGGACCGTGAGAACATCTACAACGACTTGCAGCAGGCCGAGAGCCGAGTCACCGAGCTCATGCAACAGGTGCTAAGGCTCAACACCATCATCGCCGAAGGGCGCATGGACGATGAGTAGGAAAGAGATGTCTCGCAGCCGTGAGACTCGTGGCCAGCAGAACACATCACACCGCAGCGGCTACAAGCTCGGGCTCTACTTCCCCGACTGCACGACCGAGTGCAAGAACGTCTCGAGGGCGACGTTCAGGAAGCTCAAGGGCGCGGTGGCCACGCTCGCCTGGTATCCGGTGGGCTCGCCTATCCCGAGCCCGGTGAAGGAGGACCACAAGAACCTGGACGGCACGCAGCGCTACTGTCGAGCGCTCTACCCGAAGCACGTCTACCTGATGCAGGCCGGGTCGCGATACCGGGAGCGGTGCATCATGGCGGCGAACCGCATCGGCAAGAGCGAGCTCGGCGCCTATGAGGCCACGCTCCACCTGACCGGTCTCTACCCTCCGTGGTGGCGCGGTCGTCGGTTCAGCGAAGCGGTCAGCTGGTGGTGTGCCGGCGACACCGGCAAGACGGCCAGGAACATCATCCAGCTCAAGCTCCTCGGTCCACCGACCGCCATCGGCACCGGCTTCATCCCCGCGCATCTGCTCGTCCACAAGACCAAGAAGAGCGGCGTGCCAGACGCCTACGAAACCTTCTGGGTGAAGCACGCCAGCGGCGGCATCAGCCACTGCGAGCTCAAGAGCTACGACCAACGACGCGAGGCCTTCCAAGGCACCGCGCAACACGGCATCTGGCTCGATGAAGAGCCACCGATGGACATCTACACCGAGTGCCTGCTGAGGACAGCCAGGACGTCGGACTTCCCCGGCGGCATTATCGTGATGACCTACACCCCGCTCAAGGGGCGCACGGGTCTGGTCAAGGAGTGGATGAAGAACGCAGACCGGCCCGACATCTACGTCGAGCCAGAGGAGGAATAATGTCAATGCCAGCCATTGCCCCAAACAACCCGCCCAGCACCGGACGACAGAAGCAGGTCACCTCGCAGCTCGACAACCTCGACGCCCTCCTCGACCAGCACTGGGCCCAGCTGTCGGAGCTCTTCAGCCAGCTCGAGCCTATCCGTGAGGCGCGACCGGTCGAGGCCGACAACGCGCCTGACCCACCCGTTGGGGGCAAGGTCTTCCACCACATCGAGCAGCAGATGCGGAAGGTTGCGAGCATGACCAACCACATCCAGCAGGTCATCACCGAGCTCGAGGTATGACCCTGTTCGAGATGGGCATCCTCTGCCACTACGCCGTCAGCCCCGAGGACCACCGGGTGGTGTCGCAGAACCCACCCATCTGGGCAGCGACCCGCGAGATGTTCCTCGTGCATGAGGAGCTCCTCGAGCTCGCCCCCGAAGAAGAGCGCACCTACAAGCTGACCCCTCGAGGGCAGTGCTACGTCACGGCGCTCCAGCGTCTCCCGCTCCCGGTGCCTGAGTGGCGCGTGCTGTGCCTGGACACCTAGGCCTCCTGATGATTGAGCAAGCGAGGATCGCGGAGCTGCAGACGAGGTGCAAGGCCATCGAGGATCGAGTGAAGGAGCTCGAGCGGGTGCTCAAGGCCGTCCTGAAGGTGGAGGTCATCCGCCCCGCGGAGAGGTGGAGGGATCCCCGTGCCGGAACCTAACAACGTCAACCTGGGGGACACCGTGTTCCTGATGCCGTGTCGCGCCGGCAATACCACGCTGAAGCTGATGGTCTGGCTGTCGCGCTTCGGTGTGCCGATTGACAACATGGCGAAGGAGCGGAAGCTCGACTACCACATCCATTCGACGCAGGGTCGGTTCGACTACATCGCGCTCAAGGACATCGACCGGAGCAAGCAGCTGGTGGTCGGCCTGATGCGTGAGCCCTACGCGAGGGCGCTCTCGATGTGGGGGTTCAGCGGCGTCAAGGTGAGCTTCGAGATCTGGCTGCGTGACCTGGGCAAGGACCTGGGGAGCAACCAGCACGTCCGCACCCAGGCGGCGGAGTTCATGCTCGATGGGAAGCTGCTGCCGCACGTCATGATCTACCTCGAGCATATCGAGGAAGACTTCGCCGCGCTCTGCCGGCTCAAGCGCTGGACGTATGTGCCGCCACCGGCTTATCGCAACACCCTCGAGGAGTCCAAATTCACCCGGCGCGACCCGATGGTCGGCAACGTGGCGCGAGCGCGGGAGCACCTCTTCAGCCACTACGCCGTGGACTTCGTGCTCTACCGGCTGCTCTGGGACAGGCGGGTGGCGAACGTGACCTACGACGGCCTGCCGCTGGGCTGGGGAGTATCATGGGGACGGTGAAGAAGACCGCCGAGGAGAACCACCAAGCGCTCGTGGATATGCACCACGCTCGTGGAGACAGAGGGCGTCCCCTGCTGCTGACCGACCGCACCGTGCCAGACCAGAGTGACGCACTCGACGCGCTAGTGAGTGAGGCAAAGTTCGCACCGGAAGGCCATGAATGTTGGGCTTCAGGTGACCAGCTCGAGTATTGGATGCGTCGAGCGTTCAAGCTGGCCGTGGACACCGAGCTCGAGGCGCTCGCAACGATCTACGACACGATAATGGGCGGGATGCAGCGACACACCAGCGAGGCGATGGGTGAGCTCGATAGGAAGTTCACGGCCTCGCGGTCGTGGATCAAAATCAAGGAGAAGAAGACATGAGACTCTTTCTAGCCGCCCTGATCGTGCTCGTCGCTTCGCCGGTGATGGCGCAGACCATCCGCTACGAGATGGACTGGTATTTTGTTGGGGCGAACGCTCCGTTCCAACAGGGCTCCGTCTTGGGTGACGACGGCTCGTGCGTCGATGGCGCCCCGCTGCCTCCTATCCCCCCGGGCAACGTCGTGAACCCCGGCACCGCGCACCTTCAGCATGACTGGGACCTCGACGGGGACGACGACCTCTGCTCGTTCGACATCACGCAGACCGTGCGACCGTTCCTGCCCGGGGACTACTTCGGACGCGCCAAGGCGATCAGTGTCGCCGACCCACTACTAGTGTCAGGGGGTAGCGCGGATAGCAACCCTTTTTCAAACGTGGCAACCCCGGCGGACCCCCAGGGTCTGGTGATAACTCGCAACTAAGGAGAAGAGGCCGGTGGCGTTGGCTCTGGCGCTGGCTACCAGGTCTCTGAAGAGGAGAACAACATGGGAATGGTTGGAGTTCAGGAGCTCATGATCATCGCGCTGATCTGTGTGGTGTTGTTTGGACCGCGGCAACTGCCGAAGCTGGGCAAGGCCATCGGTGAGACCATCCGCGAGTTCAAGGGTGTGAAGAAGGCGTTTGAGAGTCAGGTAGACGACGTGACCAAGGATGCCAAGGACGCCACCCGAGCCATCAACAAAGCGGTCAACGAGTGACGGAGGTAGACCAGACGCTCGATGAGCTAGCGGTGGAGCTCGGCGAGGCCTGGCGTGCGTTCGACGAGGCGAAGGAACGGCACGCCGTCTCGAGCCGGGAAGACCGCGACCGGCTCAACGCGGAGCAAATAGCCGGGAAGCGCTACAACGCGCTCCTCGAGAAGATCACCACGAAGTTCCCCAAGGTCAGGGTCTGATGGATAGGCGGTCGTTCATGAAGGGGAGCGCGGCGGTGCCACTGGCGCTGGTGCCGACAGTCCTGCCGGCTGGTCCGGTAGCACTGGGCGGAGACGTCCCGCACGTTCAGCGTGCACAGCATGGCCCCATCACGGTGCTGAGCAGGCCCCCGGAGAACGCTGGCGACCGACTGATGATGTCGCTGTCGGAGAACGTGTTTGTGCGGCTCACCGCGGCGTGTGATCACGTCTTCCGGCTCAACGACAAGGTGGACAAGGTCGGGAGCGTCACGGCGCGGTCCCACCGGATGATCTCGATGGACCGGCAGATGAACTGCCACGTTGACCTCCCCATCGCGCTGGCTGGGGATAACCCGCCCGAGTTCGAGTATGACGACTTCATAGACCGGACCAGCCACTGGACGGATGGGCAGATGCTGGAGGAGTTCGACTACTACCGGGTGAAAGAGGACAACTTCAAACACTTCGACCCAAAGGAGCACCCACCCAACGCTGCCAAGCTCCTTGAGGGCAAGCGGATCTGCGGGATGCTGCCGCTGCCGCACGGGTGCCTGTGGGTCGGCAACTACGTTTGCGAGCAGACCGGGCTCTGCATGAGGACGGTGAGCACCTACGACCTCAGCTGGGACGGCTACAAGATTCGATGGGACGTGCTCTGTGGATAGACGAGGGTTCATCAAAGGCGCGTCCGCGCCGATAGTGGCGGGGTTCGTCCTCACCAAGGTCTCCGAGAAGGTGCTCCTGGGCAAGCCGGTCGAGGCGCCCGAGGAGGACCACGCCCACCTTCAGCTCGAGCTCTACGGACTCAAGGGCGACTTCGCTGACCCGCTCGATGGGGCGGCGGCTCCGCTCGAGGTGCTCCACCGGTGGCTGATGAAGACCCGCGTCGAGGTGGTGCCGTTCAGCCCGATGAAGGCCATCAGTGGTCAGGGGCCACGGTGCAAGTTCTTCCCGCTTGTTGACCACGTCTACGTCGAGAACGACACCGAAGAGAAGTTATGGGTTGTGCGCTGTGTCGGCGAGGTGCTGGCTATCCCCGGCCTGCGGTTCGAGGTTGACCTTGGGTCGGGCGCGTTCCAAGATGTGGCGTTCGGTATGGCGTTCAGGCCACAGGACAGCGGGGGCAACGACCCCTTCTGGATACTCCCGGGCAACCGGCTGACACTGGAGTGGGGTGGTGGCCGTCCTGTCGCCGAGATTGGCTAGACTGCCGGTGAGTCGTCGTTCCCTGGAGAAGGCGCATGGTCTCGCCATTGCGATCAACGTGGACCGAAGACGACCGTCGTATCGAGTGGGAAGAGCGAGCCGCCATCTTGGAATACGACCACGGCCTCACACGGGAAAAGGCTGAAGAGAAAGCCACAGAGATACTCGGGTTCCGGCCCAGCGGGGTCAGATGACAGGCCCACGCCCACCTGTGGAAACAAGGGCCACTCTGGACCTCAGTCCTGGCGGACATCCTGGGTCTGAGGAGAAAACAGGTCTCGCCCACCTGTCAGAGGCAACGGGCCATACATCATGGACAGGCGACGGTTCCTTCAAGCGCTCGGCGTAGCGGTCGTCCCGACGGTCGCGTTCTTCGACATTGGCGCGGCCTATCGGCTGGCCGGTGACAACCTCGTCTGGCCACCGCTCAACATGCCGGCGGTGCTGCTCGACCGAGCCCTCGCGCTTGAGCTCCGACAGAACGGCAAGCTCATCATGACCGCGGACCTGAGCAATGCCCCGGAGCTGATGGACAAGGACGAGCTCCTGGTGCGGTGGGACAGCGAGGGGCTGCTCCAGCTCGACCGCAAGACAATGGAAGTGATCGACGCTCGGAAGCAGTCCGTCACCGCGGTCGAGGCGTTCTACGCATTGGATGGGCCGACGCTCGAGAGGAAGTATGAGAACTACTGCCTGCGACACGGGGCAGACCCCGCGGACGCCAGGCTCTGGAGCAAGCTCGCCGCGCAATACAAAGCCGGGGCGCGGATGTATCCCAAGATGGAAAACTGGTATGGATAGACGCTCGTTCATCTTCGGCGCAGCGAAGGCGGCGGTCGCGGTCTCGACGGTCAGCTTCTTCGACATGAATCTCGCGTGGATGCGGCACGAGAGCAAGCGGCTCTGGGACCAGGGCTGGTGCATGGTGCAGGAGACGATGTCGCGTGCGGAGTTCGAGCGGCAGTATGCCCCCGGCATCAGCATGAGGTTCATCAAGAGCTACGAGGTGACGCCTGGGCCCTCGAGCAAGATGGACATTCTCTACGGATGGGGCAAGCTCCCCGAGGGGGAGCTGCAGCTGAGTGAGCTCCACGACCCCGGGGCGTGGGGGGAGGCAGCTCCACCGTTCCCGTTCAAGCCTGGGCAATGGATTGACCCGGCGTCCTTCGATGACGCTCCGCCGCTCAAGGTGGGGGACATCGTGGAGTTCCCGCACACGTATAAGGTCAACCCGATCACGATGAAGGTGCCCGAGCTGAAGATACCGGCGGACCTGGTTGTGACCCCTGACCAACTCATCGGGCAGCAACGGGCCGACTACGAGAAGGAAATCAAGAGGCTGTCGAAGGGCCTCGCGGATGACATCGACCGCCGGGGTCTCGAGATGTTCTTAGGGAAGGAACTACGACATGGGTGAGTGGTCACGGCGAGGGTTTCTCGGGCTGCTAGGCACCACCGTCGCAGCAACCGCCGCAGCGTTGGAGCTCGACCCGGAGAAGCTGCTCTGGGTGCCAGGTCGGAAGACCATCTTCCTCCCAGCAAAGGAGGTCCATCTCGCTACGTCTGCGGAGGTGGAGAGGTTTCTACACCCGGAACAAATGGGCGAGCGGTATCGACTCGACGTCGCGTCCAACCGGCTGGGCGAAGCTGGCCACACGTCGCTTTACTTCAACCAGGGCTGGCAGCTTCTTCGCGCCGACCGGCATCATCTCGCTGCAAACGGACGACGCGAGCGTGAGGAGAATATCCAGCTTTCGCCTGAGGGACTCATGGTCCTCGAGGCAGAGCTCGGCGAGCGGCTGTCGTCGTATGCACGAGTTGGCTGCGAGAAGCAGCACGGACTTAGTCACCGTGGAGGTGGAGCGGGGGCAGGGAGTTACACGGATCTCTCACGCGTTGCCACGCGGACTCGGTTGGCGACAATAGACGCCAAGGGACAGTATGGCCCAGGTCGTTGGTGAGGACGACCCCGCCACCCGGTTGATGCTCTCGGCGACTTGGGATGATGCACCACACCTCAGCGAGCTCGAGCGACGTGAGCTCTTCCGGTCCATCCCCGAGTTTCAACGGGAGGCACGAACACAGGGCATCCCCTACCTGGGGAGCGGTCTCATCTACCCGTTCGGCGAGAAGGATATCGTCGTCAAAGACTTTGATATCCCCACAAGCTGGCCGCGGGGCTACGGCATGGACGTCGGCTGGAACAGGACGGCCGCAGCGTTCCTCGCGCACGACCGGCAGAGCGACACGCTCTATCTCTACTACGCCTACTCACGGGGGCATGGTGAGCCCCCCTCGCACGCGTCGGCCATCCTGGCCCTTGGGAAGTGGATCCCTGGTCGCATCGACCCGGCGTCGAACGGACGCTCGCAGATTGACGGCAAGCGGTTGATGACGATCTACACCGGTCTCGGGCTGCAGCTGAACCTGGCGCCCAACGCCGTCGAGGCCGGCATCCTCGCGATCTACTCCGCGCTGTCGAAGGGGAAGCTGAAGGTCTTCGAGTCGTGCCATGCGTGGTTCGAGGAGTATCGGGTCTACGCTCGGAACGACGATGGCAAGGTGGTCAAGGACAACGACCACCTGATGGACGCGACGAGGTATTTCATGCTCGCGCTGATCGGCAATGCGAACTGGCTCATGGCCACACCAGTCGAGGGTGAGCGGGTCACCCGCTACGTGACTCAGGGGCAAGCCGGTCAGGAGTGGATGCAATGAGGACGACGCTGGAGGTCCTTGTGCATATCACGGAGACCGAGGACGGCCACCCTGAGAACGTCTTCGCGACGAAGATCGAGGTCGTGGGGAGCAACACGATGCACTGGGACCTGGGCAAGGTGGGATACGAGACCGTCAAGTCTATGTCGAAGGACGCGACATGGCACGCGTTCAGAGACCTCGCCTTCGAGAGGACCCAAAAATGAGCGGTCACTGGGTGCGAAACCCGGTGGACGACGGCATCCAGGTCTGTGGGCTGGTGGCCCTCGAGAACAAGCTGCGGGACTTCAAGCCTGACCTGGTGGTCTCCTGCGTCCCTCCGGGGGTCGAGCTCGGCGACGTCCCGATGCTCAAGGCCGGCTGCAAGGACATCTACCTCAACCAGCTGAGCGCCTACAAGGACGCGGTGCGGAGCGTCCTCTTGATCGAAGAGCCGCGGGTCCTGATACACTGCCAGCATGGGCTATCGAGGAGCGCAGCGCTAGCCTGTGCGCTGCTATGGAAGCGTGACCCGGCGTCGGTCAATCGGTTCCTCGAGGACAACCCCGAGGTCCAGCCCAACCCACTTCTGCTATTGATCGCAGATGAAGAGCTCGGGGCCGACTTTGACCTGATGCGCCGGTGTCGGCACCGGTGGAAGGGGAAGACCCTGTGAAGGTGGCAGAGGCCTTCGTGAAGCCCAGCCCCCGGACCCACATCCGCGTCACCTTGCGGATGCAGTGGGACACCACCATCGCGTCGTTCGAGACCTTCATCCCCCACGCGCACATCCATGAATACTCGGCGTCTGAGCTCCACACGCACTACTCGACGGAGCTCTGGGGGCACGTCATGGCGCAGCTGAAGGACGACACGGTCAAGCGGATGCTGGAGGAGAACCACATCGGGTGACCAGGATCGACGGAGTTCCGCCGGGTGAGGTTCTAGTCTTCTTCCCTCCCCGACGAGCCAGGCTCCGTCGGTCCTGTTGACCCGTCAGGTGAGCAGGGTCGGTGGCACCCGCTGCGGGAGAAGCCCCTCGATACACCATGGCCTTCGAGGAACGTGACCATGAGCGCGAGCGGCGGGGGTGTGCTGGCTGGGGGCACCCACCGGGCCCATGCCGCCGATCCTGTTGACCTGACGACTCTCGATGGGCGACTATGAACGACGACGAGCACTACCTCACTCCTGAACGGAGGCACGACAATGAAGGGTTCCCATGGTGGCACCGGCGCGAACAACCCGAAGGTGACCTACAACAAGCCCAGCAACCCGCAGGCAGGCCAGGACATGAAGGCCTTGAAGAGCCTCGCGGCTGGCAAGGTAGATAGCGGGGCTGGTCCCCCACAGAACACCGTCGGCCGCTACAAGACCTCGTAGCTTGACGGGGGAGCCGCTGCGTCCCTGACGCCGGGTATACCGGCTCAGGGTCCTAGGTTGGACTCCTGGCCCCCGCACCCTCTGCACCAAGCGTCTTCTTCTCCGTCTTCTTCTTTGTTGTTGTCTTCGTCTCCCAACACAACTTGTAGGTCGTTCCATGCTTTTGATGGGTCCTCTCGAGGTCATCGTGGGCCGAGAAGCTCGTGCCAACCCAACTGCCGTCTCCGCCGCTGCGGGACAGCTCCCGGCGATGGACCGCCAGGACCGCGTCAAGGCTGAGACCGACTCCGAATATCTCGGCTACATGGCTCGCAAGATCGTGAGCCTCGAGCAGTTCAACGCGATGGTCAAGACTGCTCGACCCGACATCCGCCATGCCGTGAAGCTCGCCATCTGGAAGAAGCTGCTCCCCGAGGTCCAGGCCCTCATCCCTGACCCCATGGGAGGGCGCCCCTCGTGAGCACCGCCGAAGCCCGAGACCTCAAGGGCGCTGATGCGCTCATGGCCCACCTCTCGCGTCCTGCGTGGCGCAAGAAGGCCAGCGAGATCTTCGGCTTCATGGACATCCGCGTCGTCCAGCTCATCGTCGCCAATGGGCAGGACGAGTTCCTGCAGAACGCCCGTCGTGGGTTCAGCGGTCAGGGGTTCCGGCAGGAGGACTTCATCGAGATGTTCTTCGCGATGCGGCACCGGGTTGCCGAGCACGCGAAGCACGCAGAGCTCAACGTCGGCGAGGTCCAGATCGATGAGATGGTAGAAAACGCCAGGAACACCGGCGACGTCAGCAAGGTGGGTCCGCGCTACACCACGACCACGCAGATCAAGGGCGAGCGCAAGGTGGAGCTGACCGATGGTTGACGCCCTGCAGGCGGTCAGGCACGTCAACCTCGAGCTCCAAGAGGGCGAGCGCACCGAGATACCCGAGGCGACCCGGCAGTTCCTCGCGCTGGCCATGCAGCGGTGGCGGACCATCGCTGAGACCGAGGCCGGCAACCGGCAGGAGATGCTCGAGGACCTCAGGTTCCGCGCCTCCGACCAGTGGCCCGACACGGTCAAGAACAACCGTCAGACGGACAACCGACCCTGCCTCACGATCAACCGCTTGCCTGAGTTCATCCGGCAAGTGACGAACGCCCAGCGGCAGAACCGACCAGCGGTGAAGGTGAGCCCGGTCGATAGCGCAGGGGACATCGACACCGCGCAGGTCTTCCAGGGGCTCATCCGGCACATCGAGAACACGAGCAACGCTGACGTCGCCTACACCCAGGCCGGCGAGCACCAGACGACCATGGGGCGCGGCTACTGGCGCATCCTCACCGAATACGAGAGCGACAAATCGGACAAGCAGCAGATTCGCATCAAGCGGATCATCAACCCCTTCTCGGTCTACATGGACGTGGCCTGCAACGAGGCCGACCTCTCGGACGCTCGCTTCGCGTTCATTGTCGAAGACATCGCGAAGGAGGAGTTCAAGATTCGGTGGCCGCACGCGACCTTCGACAGCCTGACCGAGTTTGCCACGATGGGCGACCAGGGTCAGGACTGGTTGCCGGAAGGCAAGATTCGGGTTGCCGAGTATTTCTATACCGAATACATCAAGCGCGAGCTCGTGACCTTCGCATTGCCTGGTGGTGAAACCCGGCAGATGTTCCGCACGGAGTGGGAGGAGCTCAACCGCCAGGGGCACGTCGAGAACGAGACACCGAGCTCGATGTGGCGCGAGGTCGGGAGTCGGAAGCTCAACGAGAAGCAGGTCAAGTGGGCGCTCATCTCTGCCGGCGCCATCCTCAGCGGGAATAAGGACCGCACCGCGGGTCGTGACTGGCCTGGCAAATACATCCCCATCGTGCAGGTCGTCGGCGACGAGATCGACATCAACGGACAGAAGGATTATCGAGGGCTCGTCCGCGATGCGCGTGACCCCCAGCGGATGATCAACTACTGGGAGAGCGCACTGACCGAGGCTATCGCGCTCGCTCCCCGCGCACCTTTTATTGTCGCCAAGGGACAGATAGAAAATTTCGAGGCGCAGTGGGACAGCGCGAACGTCCGTAACTGGCCCTACCTGCAATACAACAATGTTTCTGCGGAGGGTGGGCAACCGCTCCCGCCGCCAGCGCGGCAGACGTTTGAGCCGGCCATTCAGGCCATCAGCCAAGCGGCCATGCACGCCGACCAGAACCTGAAGAACGTCACCGGCTTCCACGCGTCGAGCCTCGGTGAGCTCGCGCCATCGGAGACCAGCGGCAAGGCGATCCAAGCGCTGCAGAAGCAGGCCGAGCTCGGCGCCAGTAACTACCTCGACAACCTCGGTCGCTCCATCCGCTACACCGGCGAGATCTTGGTGGACTTGATCCCGAAGGTGTATGACACGCACCGCATCATGCGGATCCTCGGCGAGGACGAGCAGTCCATGCAGGTCTCCGTCTACTCCGGTGAGGGCAACGCCCCCCCGGGGATGGACGAAGAGAACCTCCCGCCGGGCATTCGTGGCATCTACCGGCTCGACGTGGGTGTGTTCGACGTGACGGTCATGGTGGGCCGCTCGTTCGAGAACCGCCGGCAGGAAGCGGTCGCCACGATCAGCAGCCTGTTTGAGAAGCTCCCCGAGGCTGCAGCGCTCGGCATGGATATTTTGGTCGAGAACATGGACGTCCCGTGGGGTCGTCAGCTCGCGGCACGCATGAAGACCCAGCTGCCGCCCTCCATGCAGGAGGAGAGCGAGCTCCCGCCAGCGGCCCAGGCCAAGGTCAACCAGCTCGAGGCACAGCTCCAAGAGGCCCAGCAGGCTGCGGAGGAGATGGCCAAGCAGATCCAGACCGACGAGCACAAGGAGCGCGTGAAGCTCGAAGGCAAGGAGATCGACGCTGGTGCGAAGGCCGCATCGGACGCCTCCCGCGAACGCATCGCCGCCGGCAAGGACGTGACCTCGCAGTCCATCGCCGCGGACGAACAGGACAACCAACTCGACATCGCGAAGCTCGAGGCCAAGGTGGACCTCCTCATCGCGCAGCTCGGCGCCCAGGTGGACCGCGAGAAGCTCGACCTGGCGGCTGAGCAGACCCAACTCACTGAAGACAACAAGCGAGCCATCTCGAAGGAGAAGCCGAAGCCGGCGAAGAAATGACCACCGTTCATGAGCGCAGCGGCGAGCTCGACCAGGTCATCAAAGACGTGGTGAAGCACCAGTATGGCTTCGACCCTGATACCGCGCTGGGCAAGAAGGTCGCCGCGTGCGTGGCCGAGGTCTACGAGCAGACACCCGTCGGGTTCGTCTGTGACCTGGAGTTCCAGCCGATTCGACACGAGGCCAGCTGCGCGTGCATTCAGCCCAACCGCGACTGCGACTGTGACCCCGACGTGACTATCACCGTCAGTGGGATGCAGCCGCAGCTTATCCATTAGTCCGACTAATCGAGAGGACCCATGACCGACGACCCAAAGGGGGGCACCGCAAGCGGCAGCGAGGGCGACAAGCCTAAGCCACCGGACTATGACCCCAACATCTCCATCGCGAGCACGGACCCGGCAGACGAGAAGCTGAACGTAGCCCCTGAGGCAAAACCAGCGGAGTCGGGTAAGGACGAACCCAAGGTGACCGAGCATTCGGGCGAGGTGCCCGATGGCACGGAGCTCGACGCTAAGGGAGAAGCTGACGAACCAGACGCAGACGACCCGGATAAAGAAGGTGACGGGGAAGAGGCGAAGCCGAAGAAGAAGCGACGTCGCTACACCAACCAGGCACGCATCAACTATGCGATGCGCCGAGCGTATCGGGCGGAAGCCGAGAACAAGGCGCTGAAGGAGGCCGCGGACGAGCCAGGCCCAACGGCGCCCAGGCCTCGAGCTACCGCACCGGCAAAGGCACCAGTTGAGCCGAAGGTCGTGAAGGCCGTGGCCCCGAAGCGCGACGACTTCGAGGACGTGGAGGACTTTATCGTCGCACGCACCAAGTTTGAGATGAGTGGAGAGCTCGACAGTCGCTTGAAGGAAGAGCGGCTCGGGCACGAGACCCGTCTCAATGCAGAACGTGATCGAGTGACAACAGCGGAAGCGGATGAGGCTGAGGCCCAACAGCTAGGGGATTGGCAGGCTGCGGTAGACAAGCAGGCTGTAGACCCCGCGACTCCAGACTTTGATGAGGTTATCGACGCGTCTCAGGACGTTCCAATCAACGCCCCCATGAGAGATTTCATGATGGACTCTCCGGTCGGGCCGAAGCTGCTCTACGAGTTGGCCAAGAACATCGAGGTGGCCGAGCAGATCCACAGCCTTCCCCCGTTGAGAGCGCTCGCGGCGATGGGACGTTTGGAAGCGTCGTTGGACGACGCGCCCAAATCTAAGCCGGCTGCAGAGCCTGCGAAGGTGACAGCGCCGAAGCCTGCGGCATCACCTACTCCTGTCTCCGCTACTCCCGAGCCTATTACGCCAGTGGGTGGTGGAGCGACGACTGAAGTGGTGGACCTCGACAAGACGGACTATCAAACCTACAAACGGATTGAGAACGCCCGTGAGTTCGGCCAGGTCAGTCGGTAAAAAAGTGAGCGTCAAAAGTGGCTAATACCCTGCTGACCATCGGGCTCATCACCCGAGAAGCGCTGAGGGTTCTGGAGAACAGCCTCACCTTCACCAAGCAGATCAACACCCAATACGACGACCGCTTTGCTGTTGACGGAGCGAAGATCGGCACGATCTTGAACGTCCGCAAACCACCGCAGTATGTGGGGCGCGTCGGTCAGGCTCTGGCCATCGAGGACTCGACTGAAACCCAGGTTCCGGTTGAGCTCGACACGCAATTCGGCGTGGACATCCAGTTCAGTTCGCAAGATCTGGCCTTGTCCATCGACGACTTTCGTGATCGCTTCATCAAGCCAGCCATAGCGACCGTCAGTAACAGGATTGATCGCGATGGACTGCTGCTCTCGCAGCAGGTCTGGAACACCGTCGGCGCACCCGGCACGACTCCTGTCGAGATTCTCGTCTACCTCACGGCAGGTGTGCGGCTGGACGACGACGCGACCCCGATGGACGGGTCACGGTGCGTCGTTATCACCCCATTGATGCAAGCGACTCTGGTCGATGCGCTCAAGGGTCTGTTCCAACAGGCCAGTGAGATCGCGGCTCAGTATCGCAAGGGCGCGATGGGCACCGCGGCGGGTTTTGAATTTTACATGGATCAGAACGTCACCTCGCATACTGTCGGCCCTCTGGGTGGCACACCCACGGTCAACGGTGCTGGTCAGACTGGGAGCGCGATCATCACCCAGGCTTGGACCTCCTCTGCGTCGCGTCGTCTGAACCGTGGAGACGTCATCACCTTCGCGGACGTTCTGCACGTCAACCCGCAGTCTCGCCAGACGAACGGCCAGCTGCAGCAGTTCGTAGTGACCAGCAACTTCGATAGCGATGGGTCCGGCGACGGCACCGTCAACATCGATCCGCCGATCACCACGAGCGGGGCCTTCCAGACTGTGGACTCGTCACCGGCCAATGCGGCGGCGATCCTCACGTTCGGAGAGGTGACGTCTACGCAGAACACGGTCACACCACAGGGTCTCGCGTTCCACAAGGACGCGTTTACCCTCGCCAGCGCAGATCTTCCTCTCCCTCGCGGAGTGGACATGGCAGCGCGGGTGGCCGACAAGCAGCTGGGTTTGAGCATACGAATGGTTCGAGCCTACGACATCAACCAAGACCAGTTCCCGTGCAGGTTGGACATCCTCTACGGCTGGGCCGCGCTGCGACCTGAACTGGCCTGCAGAATCGCTGCATAACGCGATAGCCACGACAAGGAGAGAACCCCAACATGGCCATTACCAGAACCACACTCGGTGCGGCTATCGACGCCAACGAGCGCTTCATTCCTCTCGCATCAACAACCGGGATGTTGGCCGGTGATCAAATCATCGTCGGTGAGGAGATCATGCAGGTCAACCGCATCCCAGCGGCCGGCACGGCCAAGGTGCAACGAGGCATGGCGGGAACGGCGTCACAGGCGCACTCGACCGGGGAGGCGGCTGACTTCGGTCAGCAAGCCGACTTCGGGGTCTTCGGTCAGCGCCAAGTAGACGGCACTGGTCGGGGAGCAGGGCTTCAGAACCGTGGAGCCAAAACGTATACCGCCGCCGGGGCTATCAGTATTCAGCCTGGCCTCCATGTCCTCGAGGGAGCTGGCACAGCGATGACGCTGGCAGCGCCCACCGCTGAGGACGTCGGCAAGGAGATGATCATCTGGGCAAACGCCGCGACGGCGTTCGTCATCACCGCGACGACCCTCTTGCGAGGCGACAGCGCGGGGACTGACGACACCACCGCGACGTTCGGAGGAGCTATCGGCGACTGGATCCGACTCGTGGTCCTACCAGACCTCGTGTATGGAATCGTCGATGACCTCAACGTCACGATGGCATAGCAGGACCCGAGAGGGGGCTGGCGAGGACGAATCCCCGTGATCGCCGCCCCCGCTCACCTCAGGAGGACCGATGGCACTCGTCAAGATGAGCAAGAAAGGTGAAGAGGAGAAGGAGCCCTACGTTCATCAGGAGTATCCGAAGTTCATGTATCACGCGACCCAGAAGCCCCTGGTGATCAAGAGCCCAGCGGTTGAGCTCGCACTGGGAGACGACTGGAAGGAAAACCCCGGCGACTTCGAGAGTGACAAGCCCGAGTCAAAGATCGACCCCAACAACCACGAGGCCTACTACGCGATGAAGCAGGCGGATGTCATCGACAAGATCGACGTGATGACGACCGATGACCTCGAAGCGCTCAGGATGCTTCGCGCCGTCGAGATCGCGAACCCCCACAAAGAGGCTGGTCGCCCTGCGGTGATCAAGGCTCTCGAGGAGAAAGAGGCCTCCCTTACGTAGAGGACTGTCCATGAAACTCATCGCAACAGCACTCGTGTTTCTGTTGCTCGCTCTCCCCGTGTCGGCTGCGGACCTCGTCCGCTTCGAGGCGATCACGGTGGACGCTACCGCGGGTGGTATCGCTATCGCCTCGGCGACCACGGACCCCTCCGGCACGAACGCTCAGGCGAACCGGTGCAGCTTCACGCTTGAGGTGGCGGCTATCCGCTACCGGTGGGACGGAACGGCTCCCACAGCGACCGTTGGCGAACTGCTCTCGGTTGGGCAGACCCTGGAGATCGGGAGCCATGAGGACGCTCGGCGTATCCGCTTCATTCGAGACACCGGCGTCAGCGGCGAGCTCAAGGGTCACTGCTGGAGACAGGCAGCGTCATGAGGCGGTTCTGTCTCGTCGCCGCGATGGTGCTGTGGGCTACGTCGGCCGCCGGTCAGGTGGGTCCTAAGGGCCCTGCTCCGGCCAGTGGGTCGGTGACGTTCAACCCGAATACGGTCTGCTTCGATGGCGCGAACCAAGATACCTGCCTGACGCGGTCAGCCGCAGGGACGCTCCAGATCGCGTCAGTGGGGGTGGTGAACAACGAGGTCCTGACCATCGACCTGGAGACCATCGCCAACGTCGTCACCTTCGACACGACTACCGCGGTGTCTCGAGTGGACTTCAACATGGGGGTCCAGGCCTCGCAGATTGAGGCGGCGGAATCCTTCAAGTATGGGTTTGCTGTCACCGCCGCCGCGGACGCCGCTCACGATATCAACGTCGCCGCCGGGTTCGCCCAGTCGGATGACCGGACGCATCAGATCAACGCGGCCGCGCTCGCCGGCAAACAGCTCGACGTGGCGTGGGCGCTTGGCGCAGCGGATGGGATGCTGGGCGAAGCCGACCAAGCGGGAGCGACGGCCATCCTCACGTTCTCGAGGACGGCCAATCCCGACACCATCACGTCTGACGAGGCGTCGTTCACCCTCTGCAACGACGGGGGGTCTGAGACGGGCACCGTCCTCATCAACGAAGGCTCGACCAACGACGGCATCTACGAGGTTGTCGATTGCACGGACATGGTGGTCTCCGTCACAAACGACACCCTCCCGATGGATGAGGTGGGCGATGCGGACGAATACACGGTGCGCTTCATCCTCCCCAACACCTGGTATCACGTCTTCGTTATCGAGGGGGCCGGGACCGAGGACTACTGCATGGACAGGAGCGTGGAGGCCGCGACGTGCCTCTCTGAGTCCACCTTCGATCAGTGGAAGTTCCTGACCTCTCGGTTCATCGACGGGACCGGAAACATCGTCAACCCATAGAGCCATGGCGACCGGACGCAAGCTCATCACCGACACGCTCAGGCTCATCGAGGCGACTGCTGCGGGTGAGGTGCCAGAGGCAGACGAGGCGAACGACGCGCTCGACCGTCTCAACGAGATGATGGACACCTGGTCAGCGCAGCGCTTGGCCACCTACGCCATCTCGAGGAGCGAATACACGCTGACGTCTGGCAAGCAGAGCTACACGCTCGGGCCGACGGGGGACTTCGTCCAGCAGCGCCCGACCTGGATCAAGCAGATGGGTTTGCTGCAGAACAACAACCCCAACCAGCCCATCGAGCACCCGCTCCGCATCCTCAACGTGGATATGTGGGCGCACGAGGTGCCGGTCAAGAACGTGACCAGTGCACTCCCGACGAAGGTCTACATCGAGTGGACGCACCCGGACCTGACGTTCCACCTGTGGCCACTGCCCAACAAGGGCGGTCTGCAGGTCGTCGTCTACACGGAGCTCTCGCTGTCGCCCTGGCCGCTGCTCGACACGGACCTGTTCTTCCCTCCGGGTTACCTCGAGGCTATCCGCTACAACCTGGCGGTGCGCCTGTGCCCTGAGTTCGGACGGCCTATCGCGCCGAGTGTCGCGGGGCTCGCGGACAAGACCTTCTCGATCATCAAGAGCAACAACCTCGCGAACCACGGACAGACGTTGAAGATCGACCCCGCGCTCACGCCTGGCCAGGTCTTCGACTGGCGCACGGGAGACCCTGAGTGACGATTCACGTTCTGCCCGTCGATGACCTGCGCCCTCATCGAGAGGGGTCGGACTGCCCGTGCCACCCTCGCGTTGAGGAGGTCGAGCCCGGTCGCTTCCTTGTGGTGCATAAGGCCTGGGATGCGCGTGAGGCCTTCGAGTGAAGTTCGGATTCATCGGTGCGACCTACGAGAGTCGGTCGCCCAACCTCGACGCTGAGCACTCCATCAACCTCTACCCGGAGCAGGTCGAGAGTGGGACGGGGGTCAACCAGTATGGGCTCTACTCGACGCCTGGGCTGCGGCTGTTCGCCAACCTGGACGACTCGCCTGTCCGTGCGATGTTCTCGGAGAACGGGCGGCTGTTCATTGTCGCCGGCGGCAGCTTCTACGAGGTCAACAGCGACGGCAGCTGGGTGCGCTACGGCACCGTGGCCGTGGACGCGGACCCCGCGCAGATCGTCTCGAATGGCATCTCGTTTGGACAGGTCGCGGCTGCGAGTGGAGGCAGTGGCTACATTTTCGACACGGTGGCCAATACGCTCACCCAGATCACCGACCCCGAGTTCGTAGAGAACGCGTCGATGGTGCAGTATCTCGACGGCTTCTTCATCTGGCTTGACCGACCCAACAACCTGTTCAAGCTCTCCAACCTCGGCGACGGATTGTTATACGACGGCTTCGATGTAGCGCAGCGCACGTTCGCCGGTGACCCGCTCAACAGCATGGTCGTTGACCATCGGGAGCTCTGGTTATTGGGAGAGCAACGGTCAGAAATCTGGTTCAATAGTGGGGCAGAATCCTTCCCTCTCCAACCGATCATCGGCACATTTATAGAAGACGGCACGATAGCTGCATGGTCGGTGCAGCAGCTCGACAACTCGGTCTTCTGGCTCCAGGGCGACGAGCGCGGTCACGGCATCGTGATGCGAGCGCAGGGCTACACGCCGTCGAGGGTGAGCAACCACTCGATGGAGCACGGCATCCGTCAGCTCGATGACATCACGGACGCCATCGCCTACGTGTATCAGCAGCAGGGCCACGCGTTCTACTGCCTCTACTTCCCGACAGGGCTGACCATCCCCCGGCTCTCGCTCGCCAACCACGTCCACTGGTGCTACGACGTGGCCACCGGCATGTGGCACGAGCGTGCCTTGTGGGATCCCGACAACCTCGAGTGGGTGCCGCACCTGTCTCGTCACCACGCGTTCGCCTTCGGGAAGAACCTGGTCGGCGACCGGCAGAGCGGAGCGCTCTACGAGATGAACCTCAACTTCTTTGATGAAGAGGTGATCTTCCCCGGCCCATGATGAACCTTGTCGAACGTGAGACCGACCGCTACGAAGAGCTGATCAACGGGATGCCCGAGTATCTCGAGACCAGCCGTGGGGAGCTCTACGCCGAGCTCTTCATGGAGATGAGCGGAGCGAAGGCGGGTCAGTCGGTGCTCGACGCCGGCTGTTGCAGTGGGAAGGGTGCGATTGCGCTCGCCAAGCTCGGCCTCGAGCCCACGCTGCAGGACATCACCGACGTCGGCGTGTTGCCAGAGGCCAAGGGGTTCCAGTTCATCAAGGCCCCGGTGTGGGACGAGTCCCCGTTCGGCACGCTGACCCGATACGACTGGATCTATTGCACCGACGTCATGGAGCACATTCAGACCGAGTTCGTGATGCTGACGCTGGTGCGTCTGTGCGCTCGAGCTCGCAAGGGCGTGTTCTTCTCCATCGACCTCGTGCCCGACCAGTTCGGCATCTATGTCGGTTCCCCGTTGCACGTCACGGTGCAGCCCTACGTCTGGTGGCGCGACCGGCTGCAGGACATCACGAAGCTACGCGACCGGCGTGACTTCCTCACGCAGGGGATCTTTCTGACCAATGGCCAGTCCTGAAGTAGAAGAAGAGAAAGCGGCAGGGCCGTTCGAGCTCTCTGGCGACGGAGACTCGGCGCACTCGATCACGACGCTCGAGGTGCTCGAGGGCATCGACCTGACAACGGGGAAGCTCAACACTCCCTACGAAAAAATCATCGAGAACATTCGTTCGTCGATCCGACGTGGGCATCCTCAGGTGCAGCCATCATCGATCAAGTCTGATGTGGTGTGTCTGGTGGGCGGAGGCCCGTCGTTGACCGACACCGAAGATGAACTGCGCCAGCTCATCTTCGAGGGCTCGTTAGTGGTCACCGTGAACGGTGCCTACAGCTGGTGCATCGAACGGAACATCCGTCCCTCCGCGCAGATCATTATCGACGCGAGATCATTCAATGCGCGGTTCGCTGACCCCGACGTGCCCAAGTGCCGGTATTACATCGGATCACAGGCACACCCAGATGTCTGGGACGCGGTCGAGGGGCGCGAGTTCATCGGGATCTTCCACTGCGTCGGACCACCAAAGCAGGACGCAGAAGAGGATCACTTTCGCAACATTCTGGACGCGTATTACCGCACCCGCTGGGTTGGCGTAGCTGGTGGGACAACGGTAACGACCAGGGCTCTCGGTCTCCTTCGCTGCTTAGGCTATATGCGGTTCCATCTCTTCGGGGTTGACTCCTGTTTTCTAGGAGAAAGGCATCACGCCTACGAGCAACCAGAGAACCAAGAAGCCACCCGCGTAGCGACGGTTGGGCCGACCGACCGCCCTGATCTCTCCCGCGAGTTCAGAGTGACACGCTGGCACTTGAAACAGTTCGAGGACTGCCTGAAGTTCTTCCACTCGGCTGGGAACAAGTTCCTGATCAACGTGCATGGTGAGGGCCTGCTCGCCTACTCGTTGAGGACTAACGCGCAGGTCGCTATCGAAGAGAGAACCAAGGAGGCCTAATGGCTGCACAAGCATGGACCGTCTACGGGACGGCAAAGTTCAAGCTGGGTGCGGGGACCATCTCGTTCCCTGGCGTCTGGCGGGTTCAACTTCACAAGAGCTCGAGCAACTTCGCGACATTTAGCACGCTGTCAACAGAGTCGGTGGTCACCAACGAGGTGGACAACGGGTCTGGCTACACGACATCGGGCAAGGTGTTGGGGACTCCCTCGTGGCTCACTGGTGCGTCATCCCTGCAAATGAAGTTCGACGGGGCCGATGTGGTTTGGACCGCGACCGGCGGCAACATCACATCGATCAAGGCCGCGGTCATCGTGGCTTCCGCTGCAGGCGCAACTGACCGGCACCTCCTGTGCGCGGCATCGCTCACCAGCACAGAGTTCACATTGAGCTCGGGTAACACGCTCACGATCCAAATGAACGCCAGCGGCATTCTCACGTTGACGTAGAACGCTTGCTTGCCAGAGGGTGGAGTGGTTGATCGTGTTGAGGGACCCGTTACCCACTCCGTCCTCTGTGCCGGCATCTAGGAGGGGCAGGACCCCATGACACAGAAGTTCGTTATCCGTCTGATGGACAAGGACGGAAAGATGCTCGGGTGGTGCGAGGAGCACCTCCGCGGTGTCGGTGGCTCGTTCAAGGCCGAGGTCTCGGAGATCGACATCGTGGCTCCGGGTATCGCGCACCACATTCACATTCATTGGTGCGACCTCGACGTGGTCCGCACCGAGCCGTTGGCTACTGGGCCGATGGATATTCCACAGGACAAGGTCGGCTCGACGGCCAAGTTCTACTGGACGTTCAAGAGTGTGTGGTTGGTCGAGGGCAAGCGCCTCGACCACCTCCCGCCGGTCGTCGTCAAGAAGCCGGTGCTGCTTGTGCCTCCCCCCGCGACGATGGGCGCGGTGCCTGGCGGCAAGCTCGAAGTCTAACCATGCTCACGTTTGAAGAGAGTGCTCCTGCACTGGGCGTTGTCATCCGACGCGTGAAGCGCCGACGTGTGAAGCCGCCACGTCCACGCCGCTTCTGGGGTCTGCAACCGACGCCGAAGTTCGTGCTCGAGATCGTTCGCTCCAACCCTCCGACAGGACCACCGGTCTAGACCCATGGCTCTGGTTATTGAGGACGTCGCCACCACCGTCAATGTAGCCAACCAAACCGCCCAACCGATCACGATGCCAACCGGCATCGTCGCGGGGGATCTCCTCCTCTGCCTCTACACGCAAGACGGGAACGACACGTCTGTCTACCCCGCTGACTGGGTGGAGCTAGTTAGCGGTGGGTCTGGTGGGGCCGTCACGATGAAAAACGGCTTCAAGATCGCTGACGGCTCCGACACGCTTGAGATCGAGGCGGGGAACAATCAGCAGTCGTCGGCGGTTGTCTATCGCATCTCCGGGTGGGAACAGGACGAAGGCGTCGGCGTTGCGGTCCAGCAGACCATCACCAACGGAAGCGGCGATACCTCACCCAACCCGCCGTCGATGTTGCCCAACGATGGGGAGAAGGAATACCTCTTCATCGCCATCGGTGGCTGCGACAGGCGCACCTTCGATACCACCACGCCGACCGACTACGGAACCCTCCAGCGAGCGCAGAGCACGGGCGCGAACGGGTCATCCACAGCGACCGCGGTGCGTCTCCTGACGACGTCGGTAGCACAAGACCCCAGCGCGTTTGGCATCGCGTCGAACGATGAATGGATGGCGGCGACCATCGTCTGCCACCCCGCAGGCTCGGTTGCTGTTACTCGAGACCCCGGCGTCGGGGCGCTGGTGTTCGCCGGTCAGGCTCCGGTTGCGAGCGAGAATATCTTCCGCCGCCCAGGCGTTGGCGCGTTGGTGTGGGGTGGGGATGCGACCGTCGCGCTCGTTGAGGTCAACGCGTTCCCGGGTTCAGGGGCGCTGGTCTTCGGAGGCCTAGCCCCGACACGGCTCACAGCGGAGCGAGAGTTCCCAGGCGCGGGGGCGCTGGTCTTCACCGGAGAGCTCGCGGC